ATTCCAAAGCAGTCTTCAAACGATAAATTTCTGGAAAAATAGCTTTTAAAGCATCACATTCCAAAAGAGTATCAAAGAACAAACGTGGATGCTTTTCCATCAAAGCACGGCTCATTTCTTTCCAAATACGTTCAGAGTTCAATTCAGAAAGAACACCTTTCTTTGCCATGGAATAGATCAACTCTTTGGTTTCTTCTGCTACAGTCCACTCAGAACCCATACGGGCACGAAAACGGGCTATACGCAGTACACGCACAGGGTCTTCTTGAAACGCTTCACTAGTATGGCGTAGAACCTTGTTTTCAATATCAATGATGCCATTGAACGGATCAATGTATTCACCATAACCACCAGCTTCATAAGCAATGGAATTGATAGTTAAATCACGGCGGCTTAAATCATCTTCAAGAGTAACATCAACTCCAAATTCAGATTCGAAACCAAGATAACCAGTTCCAGTTTTCTTTTCACGGCGGGCTAGTGCATATTCATCACCATTCTCAGGGTGGAGATATACAGGAAAGTCAGCACCGACTTTTTCAAAACCTGCTGAAATCATGTCAGCATGGGTTGAACCCACGACAACATAATCAAGGTCTTTTGGTTCAAGACCCATCAGCATGTCACGGACTGCCCCGCCTACTAGATATGTTTTCATTTTATATACTCCTATTCATTCATTGGTAACTTACCTTAATCATTACATATTGTCAATACTAATTATTCATCAGCACAGTAATGTGTCATTCCAATATTGCAACGGGCTGAATCAAGAAAATCCACAGTTGCCATAAAAGCATCTCCAAAAAAATATGCAAAAAGGCTTACACTACCGAATACTATAACTATAAAAGCACCGCTTTGAAGTTTGTCTAACATTTTATTACTCCTTTATTCAAATTCACATACAAGGTCTTCATAATATAGACAATCATCTACATATTCAGGGTCATATGTTGTATATATTTCTTCAAGATAGTTTTGGTGAGCATGAAAATCACGCTCTGCTTCCAATTTATCAGCAAGTTCATCACTAGGTATACCGCAAGCACTAAGAACCAGTACACCAACCATTACGATATATTTCATGCGACTTTCCTTTTATTTTCAGCTTCTTCTTTGATTTGACGGTAGTATTTTCCAATACGGGTGCGTCCTTTGGCATTACGATCTAACCAATATTCCCGTTGCCATTCTTCAAGTTTTTTATGTTTCAAGTAATATTTTGCAGTAATAGTCCCCTTGAAAGCATCACTGGGGGTGAACCCAATACCGTTGTTATGTTTAGCATCATTGGCTTGCTTTTCATCATTGGTCTGGCGGTTAAAAAGATGAACTAATGCACGACCGATTGAGTGCATACCGATTTCATCTTTACGTTCAACTAGAGAATTATATTGAGAGCGTTGCATCACTATCTCCTTATCAACACATCATCAACATAAAAGAAAACAGGAGTCTTGTCAACCCCTGTTTTCATATTTTTAATAGATATTAACGAAGTTGAATTGCTTCTTCTTGGCCAGTTTCAAATGCTTCAACAGTTCGTGCATTCACAACAATATTGTATTCATCAAGATCAATGCTTGGATATCCTGCGATACGCATCCATGTGCCACCCCAGAAAGAACCAAGTGCAGTCTCATAAACACGCTTTTGGTCAATAAGTCGAGTTTGCGCACTTGCAAAATCAATACGACCTGCTTCAATCATACGTTGCAACTGTGTATATACAGTGCTGTCAATTGTAGGATTTTGTTCTTGGATGAACTGGAACATTGCTTGTGAGCCTTCTTCACCATAACGTGCGTCAAGTGCTGCTGTCACAACTGCTGCAAGGTCATCACGTTGCATTGCAGGGATTTGCGCAGCTTCTGCGATTCGGTTTCCGTATTGTGCAAGTACGTTTTGGTTGTCTTCATATGTAGCTACAATCTGGTTTTCAAGTCGATTTCCTGTATTGAAAGCAGAGATATAACTTGTAGCGCCGATAGCAATAATGCCAATGACCACTACTAGGGTTGCGATTAGATACTTCATTTTTTAGTTCTCCTTAGATTACTTCGTATTTGTTAAAAACATATGTGATGATGGGTGTGATGATCAACAATGTAATAATCGCCAAAATGTATGCCCAAGTAGGTGGTGGGATATCATCTGCCAAATATTCAAAGTTCTCCATTGATTGAAGTTCAAACCCGTTCATTACCGACTCTTGTATAATATCATTGATTGCAACATTGTCAAGTGTTCCTAGATTAAGAATACCGTCACGGATAGAAATTTCTACAATGCTATTGCTACTCCAACTGCGAACATCAACCCAAGAAACGTCATCACCGTTAATTCCCATGGTCACAACAACATCGTTGATATTGTGAGCTTCCCATGCTTGTGCAAGTTTTTCAGGAAATTTGCGGTCATCACCAGTCAAAACAAGAATGACATTTGCACCTGTTTTAGAAATACTAGAATTCAATACCGCAATTTGATCATTCCATTCTTTGTGCAAATTCCCATCAAATGCAACACCAGACACAATCACACGATTTGCTTTATACATATCACGAACACTTGGATATGCGAGTGGCGGCAATTCATCAGCAGGTAGTTGTTCGTTAAATAGGCTACTTGAAGCACCACGAATGTAGTTTGTATAACTCACTTGCATAGTCACTGGATCACCAATTTCGATTTCAGAAAATCGTGGAGGTGTTTGTGTGCCCTGTGCATCTACACGGGGAACCTGATATGACTGGATTGTGGTACGAACAAAATATTTCTGTTCCCAATAATAGATATAATTGTATTGGGTTTTGTAATTTGTACTACAACTACGCTTACCATTTGTGGTTGTACAAGTCTGACCATCAGGCACAGAACGTGTGCGATATTCAGTACAAAAATCGTCTGTATAATCACTCCATCCAGATTTACAGCTTTTCTTGACTGGTTCTAGTTTAGTCACAACTCCATTCACAAACATATGATCACTTGTCTGTGAGTGTGATCCAACTGCGAAAATACCAAAAATAACAATAGATGTTACTGCTAATTGGATTGCAACTTCGCCCCATGAAAAATTCAGGTGCAGAAAAAGTTTTGCGATACCAATCCACATAATGAGTGGGATGATAAAGAGTACAGCATAATATAGTGTCATTGGTTATTCCTGTTCACATTCTTCAATAATAACGCCGCCATGGATAATATACTCTGAATCAAGTTCTTCCCATCCATCATTGATTAGAGCTTCTTCCCAACCTTCACGCCATTTTTCTTCAACTTCTTCTGTCATAGTGAAAAGTCTATCTTCTGTCAAGATGTTTAATGGATACCATGACACACCCCATTCTTCTGAGACAGCATCCCAAGTATCACTAATTTCAAAGTCATAATCACTTAGATCAACTTGTTCATCATCTTCTTTGGGTAAAAATGAGATGTATTCCAAATCTTCTTCTGTCATATCACGATAATCAAGCCATTGTTTGATTTCTTCATCTGTCTCTGGGACAGATATGATAAAAGTCCCAGAACGCCAAATAGTTTCGTGTTCAGCAAATATATTACCTTCGCCTTTAGGCTTTATCCAAAACCTTGTTTCGGATATACTTTTCTTATATGCTGGTGTCACTTCATAGGTTTTCATATTTTTCTCCTTAAAATTTTTATAAATATAGCAGAAGCGAATCAATATGTCAAGAGGAAATTATGATTACAAATTATCTATCACCACTAGAGTTTGAGTTGTCTATAAAGAGGATACCTAACGTAGAATTTTTTGTCCAGAAAGCACAGTTGCCTACGTTGACTGCGACTGCACCTGAAAGAGCTACGCCTTTCAATAGAACATTCCAAGTCCCAGATAAATTAACATATGGTGATTTTTCACTTTCCTTTATCATTGATGAAGGCATGGTCAACTATCTAGAAATTTACAACTGGTTGGTATCAATCACTGGACCACAGAGTTATGATCAATTTAAAAATATAAATGATTCTGAGGATGGTTTGATTTCAGACATAACATTACTTCTAAAAAATAGCCATAAAAATCCGAACATGGTCATAGAATTCAAAAATTGTTTTCCTATAAGCTTATCGGGTGTTGATCTAGATACGACAAATCAAGATGTCATCTATCCAGAGGCTACAGTAGATTTTCAATACGATTATTTCACCATAAGCAAAGCAAATACTTGACTTTCAATTATATTTGTGGTATAATTTAGTATTATTGAAAATAAAGGAGATGCATTATGGACATTGAAGAATTAAACAAAGAATGGGCTAAAGATTCCAAAATAGACGAAACAAACCTTATCAGAGAATCATCAAAGATACCAGAGCTACACAACAAATATTATCTTCTTTATGTGAGACAGTCTCTAAGGACAGAAAAACTAAGAGGTGATTTCAAAATCCTAAAAAAAGCAAAGATGGAATACTATAAAGGTGAAATGGACGAATCTGAACTTAAAGAATGGGGATGGAAGCCAAACCCATTAAAAATTCTCAAGAACGAAGTAGATAAATACATAGAAGGCGACAAAGAATATATCAACTTTGGCCTAAAAATAGCATATAATGAAGCGTCTACAAAATATCTAGAAGATATTATCAGACAGCTAAACAGCAGAAACTTCATCTTGAAAAATATGATAGAATGGGCAAAGTTTCAATCAGGGAGCGTGTAATAATTTAAAATGAATGATATAGTTAAAGTAGAATACATAAACCATACACACATGAAAGTCACATCTGATCCTGGCATCAGACAAGAACTATCTGATTATTTTTCTTTTAGACCAGAGGGTTATCAATTTGTGCCGTCCTTTAGAAATAAGGTCTGGGATGGTTATATTCGTCTTTATTCTCCTTTCAATCCTTTGGTGTATGTAGGTCTTCTACCATACTTGGTTAAGTTTTGTCAAGACCGTGATTATGATTTAGATGTAGATAATGCTTTGCTTGGCAAAGAGACCATTGATGATGACTATGGTTATCAG